GAGTAATTCTATCAGAAAGAGATACAATAGATTCATCATCCACTATATTGGCGCTTTGACGGTTGGTTGTTATACCGCTACGATTAGATTGCACGGACGTAATCATAGGCACAACTGGATTACCGTCTTCTAATATATCTTTTTGAATTGTCTTTTTAAATTTATCAACCATTTCTCCTACTAACTGCCACTCATTTTTATTGGACTGCTCAGAAGAAGTTTTGATGTAATCGAAAGAAAATAACATTCTATTACCGCGACCTACTCTTGAGTAATAAAAACGTTTTAAAGTATTTACCATGGAGTCTACATCCATGCCTCCGACGTTGTAATAATAAAACTTTAAATTCTTAACATTTTTCCAAACAGCTCTAACTTTTTTCACAACTTCATCTCCTGCTTGCCTCCACTTACCACTCTCTAACAAATGAGAGGGAACGCCAGAAAGTGATGCACATTGGCGAATAATTAGCTCTTCTTTACTCATTTCTCCATTATCAAAATGCAAAACTGGAACATTATATTTTTTAGCTACTTGAGTGGCATAATGCATACAAAATTGAGTTTTACCAACTCCACTTCTAGCAACTATTACAGTAATATTTCCTGGTCTCAAAAGCGAGCCGTAAATATCATTAATTTTTTCATGTGGCCCCATCATACCGAACTCATCAATTGGATTATTGCCACGCTCTTCAATAAATTCTTCCATATCGTCATAAATATTTTTAGGAGCATCATCGCCCACTTCAAAAAGATTTATTTTTGAATTATATATTTCATCAGCGTTTTCAATAATTTTAAAGTAAGAGGCATCTGGAGACATGTTTTTCATAGAACTAGCTATTTTATTAGCTGTTTTGAAAATCTGCCTTCTAACACTAAGTTTCTTTAATTCTTGTATAACAGAATGTATTTTATCTTGAGAATGTATTTTTCTCATTGACAAAGATCTAACATAATCAATTAAAGATATATCTTCTTCAAATTTTATGCCTAGGTCTTTAATTCTTTGCACCAACACGACCTCATCAATATTTTCTCCACGCTCGAAAGATCTTTTTAGGACAACAAAAAGAGTTCGATGAAGCATGGAATTATCTTGAAAATCTGATTCATCTATAAGATGAATAAAATTAAAAAATAACTCTGGTTTCTGTATAAAAGCGGCTAAAACTTGTTTTTCAATTTCAAGACTATGCATATCGTAGTTTGCATAATACCTTATAAATTTAAAATGTCAAGAATCTTCTTCTAGTTCTTCTTGAGTTGCTGGAGCAGACTGCAAATAGTCTTCTATGGATTTTAATAGGCCAGACTCCGTAATTTGTGATTCACAATTTGTATAAATAATTGGAGTTCCATTTTCGTCGCAGTAAGCTATAACAAATCCTTTGTAACATTTTGGGCCACCAGTTAGCTCGTAAAGATCCTGCAACATTTTTTCTGGTAGCTTAAATTTTTTAAATTTATTCTGATCCATATAAATTTATTTACACTAGCCCAATAATTTTGCGAAAAATTCATTAGATAATTCGTCGTCTGGGTAAATTTCTATGAGTTTTATATCGTTAATTTCACAAAATTCTAATTTTTTAGTGTCTCTTCTGATTTGGCGAACAAAATTAGCTCTTGTTTTGTGAAAATGCTTAACAAACTGCAAATGTTGAGCTCCTTGAACCTCTATAGCTATTTTTCTATTATGGTTGTAAAAATCTAATGAAAGTTGTGTCCCAACTATTCTAAATTCTTCATATACAGCGTCGTATTTCCAATACTTGTATAAGTGTTTTTTAACTTCTGCTTGAAATTTACTACGACATTTGCCGTTCCACTTAATTTTGTATCTATGTGGATTTCTAAGAGGTTTTTCCTTGCCGTATAGAGTTTTAAAGTTCACCAATATTAGATTTAAAATAATTTATTAAAAATGCAGATAGGGCTTCATTTTCTTCTACCATTTTAAATAAATTGGCCTCTCCTTGAACTTTTTCTGGTAAATCTTGAACAACATCAGCTACAAGCTCTTTAAACTCTTCGCCAATAGTAATCCAAGCGCCTTTTTTAGTAACAAACTCCCACATATAAAGGAGGTCTATTAACTCTTTTTCTACCCAAACTGACTTGCCACCAGTTCTTCCGTATCTGATGGGATACATAATGGTATTATTAGTCTTTTCATTAGGTGATTTTTTAATCGTAACTTTAGCCCAATGACCAATAATTGGATTAGTCTTAGGGTCTGGCTGCTTCTTCGCTGGGTCTTGTAAAATCATGTCAGATTTAAATCGTGGCTCAAATTCCATAATATAATTAGCAAAGTGAAGCAATGCATTACCACCTGTTGCTGACGTCTGACGTATCGGAGCTTTTGTGTATGGATCTAATTTGATGTCTGCCCTTACTTGACTAATAAAAATGGCCATATGACCCCTTTTTGCAAGGGAAATAGACATTCTTTTCATAAAGTTGGCTGCGATTACTGCCCCACCAGCCACTTTGTTAGAATCATAAAAAGATTTATCAATATCTTGTTGTGATATGAGCCCATCTACAGAATCTAGTATGAAACAATACTTATACTTATCTTCATTTTGCTCAACTAAAGTTTTGATTGCATCAACAACTACCTCGTAAATGTTGCTCTCAAACACGAAGCAAGTGCCAGCAACCCACTCTTTTGCGTCGTATACAAATTTTATACCAGAACGAGCCACCATTTCATTAGATAAACGACCTTCAGCCTTAATATAGAAGCCTTTTGCGTCTTTTTGAGTGTTTAACATGTTTTTCATCACTTCTAAAGCTGCAGAAGTCTTTCCGCCCTCATTCATGCCAACAAATCTATGTAATCCTGGGCCAAAACCTCCGTTTAGGTTTAAATCAAGCTGAAGAGAACCGCTTGATGCTTTATAGTCAATTGACTCTTCGAAGTTATAATGATGTCCTTTTTTGTCTTTTAAGAACTTTTCTAATATTTCTGAATCTTTATCACTCATTTAAATAAATCTTTTGTATTTTTTGGTTTATTATCTGTGTGGATATAATCTTTTCCACTTTTTTCTCCTAAAGGATATTTATCATACTTAGATAAGTCAACTTTAAAGTTAAAATTACGCCATTTTCTGTCCATTGTATCTTTTAGCTCTTTAGATACTAAGTAAGCTAGGCTATCGTATTTCTTAGGAAAAGTAACAATTTCTAAGAAATCTAGAGAATACCTAGATTCTAGGTCTTTAAATATCTTCATTTCCCTAGCCCAAAAGAATCGCTTTTGGGTTTTAGGAACATCAATGAGTCTGCCTATAGTAAGTTGTCGCCTCTTATGTGGCGTTAATTTCTTTGAAGTCATGTTCGCACATTCTGCACACTAATGTTTCAAAGTCAATCTTTTTGCGCCAACCTAATTCTTTTTCTGCTTCAGAAGGATCTCCAAGAAGCAAATCAACTTCTGCTGGGCGATAAAAATTTCGGTTGACTTTCATTAGGGTGATATCAACAGGAACTTCTCCTCTCAGTTTATAAACTTCATCAACACCTTCACCAGACCAATATCCTTGGATGCCAGCATTATGAAAAGCGAGTTCTACAAATTCTCTAACACTGTGAGTTTCTCCAGAAGCAAGCAGATAATCTTTTGGCTTATCTTGATTAAGCATCAACCAAACGGCTTCAACAAAATCTTCCGCATGACTCCAGTCTCTCTTAGCATCAACATTACCAAGCTCAAGTGGTTTGAAGTCTGTATCGCCAAGTTGTAGAGATTTGGCGATTCGTGCTACATTTTTTGTGATTTTTCTAGTTACAAATTCTTCGCCACGGCGCTCTGATTCGTGATTAAAAAGATAACCTTGAACCGCAAATAAGTTATAAGAATCTCGCCAGACCTTTACAATTTGTCTTGCGGCAACTTTAGACGCTCCATAAGGGCTTCTGGGTCTTGGTGGATGTTTTAGATCTTGTGGGCTATACATGACGTCACCAAACTCCTCTGAAGACCCTGCATTATAATAACGACAATTTGGACAAATTTTACGAATCGCTTCAAGCTGTCGCATAATGCCAAGAGTGTTTGTATCAAAATGATTAACTGGCATATGCCAACTGTTGCCAACAAAAGAGTTTGCGGCAAAATTTATAAAATAATCTGGTTTAATTTCTTGAATAGTGGTAAAAATGCTGTGCTCATCGCCTAAATCCATCTCAATAAGTTCAAAGTTGGGATCTTTGATATGCTCAATATTTTTATGATTTGGGACGCTAAGTCTACGTATCGCTCCGTACACTTTAATATTTGTAAATTTAAGAAGAAAGTCCGCCATATAAGAACCGACTTGGCCTGTTACCCCTGTTACTATTGCTTTTTTCATAAAATATAATCCGAACAAACTGCGAAGCAGTTATATTTTTTTTCTCTCCAGTCTGAGCTATTATCAACTATTATTGATTTTTTTCCAACATTTTTTTCTGGAAAAGTCCAAATATATCCTTTAGAAGTCAAAGTAAAATCATCATTTTGATGCCAAAAATAATTAGTTTTGGAAGGAATTTGTTCAAGTGCTTCTAAATTTTTACAGTGAATCCATAGCCCTTTTTGTTGTAGAAAACTTCTTTTAACTTCATAAACTGGTTCATCGTGACCAAGATAATATTTATTATTTACAAACCAAAAATCTATTTCACAATCATGCCCCATATGCAAAACTGATTCAACTTGATTTGGATCGTTTTCGTACTTTGATTTTCCAAGTAAATTACCTCTATGCGATATTAATTTCATTAAGACCTACTCCTCCATAATATTCATATTTATTTTGTCCCCAATAACCCTGATTAAATTCATAGCTTTTCCAACCTAAATTTTGTGGAGTTATGTAAACCACTTTTTCTTTAAAATCTTTTGGCATATTTACAAAAAGATTTGTCAATCCGTTTGTAGTATAATCCCATTCTTTAGCTGTCCACCAATCTAATAAATAATTAGTTTTGCCGTACATAAATAAATCTCCGATGATACCTTTATTTAAGTCTGTTTGCTCTGTAACAACTAACTTTTGATTAAAAATATCTGTGTTTTCTATATAGTCACACGATCTATTTTTCAATGTGTACTCGCATCCTGCAGATTTGCACATTTCAAAGCCTTTTATGCAAAAATATGGATGGCCTCTTCCAAGCTCGTCTTCTTTAATTTCTTTTAGCCAGAAAACTTGGTTTAATTTATTCTGTAAATCTTTGGGCGGTTCCTCACCATGGCCACATAAAACAATATAAAAATTTTTATTTAATTTTTTATATTTTTCTACACTATTATAAACCCAATCAAATTTATATTCTTCATTCGGTCTTACAAATATATGAGATAAAACCAAGCCAATCATTTCAAAATGTATAATTAAACAATTCTAAATCTTTTTTATAAAAATCTGTAACTATTCTAGTCATAGAATCATTGTAGTGAGCATGATATGATTCATTTGGGCGACTAGATTCTCTATGTAACGATAAACCTTTAAACTCAATTCCAATTTTTTTAAAACACTTGGAAACTTCTTCTAAATTTTCATATTTAATAACTTTATCAACAAAAAGTTTATCATTAACATGAGTAAAGTTATGTTGTGGTATAAAATGAACATCATTAGAAAAATTTTTTACAAACTCATTAAGTACAAACTTATCAAAATCAACACTAATTAGACCTCTTTGAAATCTAAAATCTTTATAAGCAGAAAATAACCTAGCAAATGGATTTCTAACAACGCAAAATTTAAAATAATTTTTATAATTTGAGTTTTCTTTTAAAATATCTTCAACTTTTTTATGGTGTAAGTCGGGTGGAGGATCAAGTCTTTCGTTGCCTTGTAAACCATAATAATCTTTTAAATAAATATGTATAGATGTACCCGCCGTTTTAGGCACATGCAAAAAAATAAATTTTTTATCATCACAAATAAACATTAAGAAATCACTTATTTTAACTTGCCATACTTTTTTAAGCAGTATCTTTCCCAATCAAACTGATTGGTAAAAGTTATATCATTATGATTCCATCTAGCTACAAATCTTCCAAATTTGTTTATATCGTAATGTTTAATGTTTTTAAGAAAAAATTCCTGCTCTTCACTTTTTGAATACGTAACAAATTCTTTATTAATTTCTCTGCAAATTGCCCTGGCTAAAATGGCCTCTGCACAGTTGCCTTTAGTAGTTTCACAAAGCGTTGGGTCTTTAGGTATTGAATAACTTTCACCTCTTCTATTGTCTACTGTCTTTTTTTGCGAGTACATATGAAAAATATTATCAACAGCATTACGAAGGATGCGTGTTCTACCTATAAACATATGATCTCCCATATGGAGCTGTTCTTCAGGTTTATAAAATATATTGCCACAAAGAACTTTATTAGATTCTTCAAGAAACTCATCAATAAAGTCATCTGTAATTTCAAAACCTTCATCTGTTCTAACTTTTAAGGTATATAAAGACTTTACATGTTTTAAAACGGACCACATGCTATATAAAGCCCAAATAAAAGTAGAGTTATGATAAAAGAAGTTTTCCTCTAAATCATTCTCAAACCATTGATCTATAAATTCACCATCATGAGGATTACCGTATATTTGTAAATTTTCAAAATTTTCATCTAATTGTTCTATACCCTTGAGATTATTCTTGTAACAAGAAATGTAAACTTTACCAAATTTTTGATAATGTTCTATATAATCAAGGCATGGACTATTTTTATAAATAGGTCCTTGAACTATTATACTGAGTCCTGCTACTTTCATTTACTCATTCTGGTCATATGTCTACCACCATCAAAAGAAGAATTAATTAAAGTTTGTATAATTTTTTCTAAAGATTCTATCGTAGTATATTTTGAAGGTATACTAAAAAAATTAGCACAGTTATGTCTGCGAGCCATTTCTGCTGTGTATTCATCAAATATTAAAGCGGCACGAATATTATCGTTATGATTTGCTGCTATATTAACTCCTTGACCAGTTCTGCAAAAACCTAAAGCAAAATCACAGACTTTGTTATTTATAGATTCTATGGCCTGATTAACATAGCCATTATAATCCGTGTCTTTTTCAACGTGACATCCAAAGTCTACAAATTCTATATTTAAAGATTTTAATATTTTTTTAACTTTTTCTTTTGTTTTATAGCCAGAATGGTCGCAACATAAACCAATTGGTCTTTCTCCAAATCTATAAGCAACTTTATCTACAAAAAATTCTAGTTCTTCTGGAGTTCCCAAAACATGCATTTTTTGAACTGGATAAATTCCAACTTTATAACCATCTCTGATTAACAAATTATACATGGGGCAAATGTAAAACTCATCTTTTGTTCGAATGTCTTTATTTACTAGTTCCTCTGCATATTTTACAAAGATAGAACCTTGTTTATAGTAGTAAACACCTACTGCGGCATCTGAACTAATAACTTGTTTCTCTGCTGTTTTTGTGACGTAACCATTTTCATCTGTTTGCGCATAACTGTGAGCAGGACTATTTGCTTTGAAAGTTAAAAGTGCCCCATCCAGATTCTCCGAAACGGTGGAGGGGTCAAATGTAGATTGAAAATAAACATCTGGAGTATAAATAAATAAAGGCAAATCGTTGTCTATATATTTTTTCGCAAGTAAACAAGTAGAAACTGAACCATCGGTGTCGTGATCTACAATGACTATTTTAACATTTTCTCCAAATTTTCTTTTAAGTATTGTATCAATTGAATAGTTATGAATATGCTCTAGTCTAACTGCAAAAATTAAATTACAATCTGTATGATCTATAGATTCCATTGCCCAATCAATAACCTGTTTTGTTTTGGCCATTATTAATGGTTTAGGCATGTCATAGCCTTGATCTGAAAACCTTTGGGCTTTTCCAGCTATTGGTAAAAGTATATTATATTTCATTAATTTTTATTAAATTTTCAGTTGTTTCGAAACAAGATTTTTCGATAGCTGCTTCAATGCCTAGATTATAATAATATAACAAAAATATTCCACAAAAAATATCACCTGCGCCATTTACATATAGATTTTTTACTTTTTTTGATGAAAAAGAATATTTAATTTTATTATTAATTATACATTCACAGCCCAATGGATCGTGTAAAATAATTGGGGTATTTGTATTTAAATTTTTGTAAATTGATTTTCTTTCTCTAGAATCAAAAACTAAACTGCACTTATCTATAATTCTTGAATACTTTTCTCTATTTTCTGTATTGCAAAAATCAACACTAGTTGGACATTCAAATGTTATATTACGTTTGTGCTCTATATCGTCTAAGTAAGATACATGCAACCAATCAAGTTTTGAATAATTTATTTTAGAGTAATTATCGGATATAATTTGATCTAAAATAGATGTTCTTGTAGAAGTTTTTTTATCATTAATAATTTTGACAGTTCTACAACCATCTTCAAAAAAATATAGTTTTAATTTATTATTATTAATTTTTTTAAAATTATATATTCCGCCTTCATTGTATGAAATTTTTTTTGCAAAATTAGTTTCAGACAATCTAAAATCATCAAAGTAATACATTTCGTCCATGTATTTTTTTCCATAAAGACCTAATTTAAAATTTTTGTTTTTCATCTAATTTTAAAAATTTATTCATATCAAGTTTATCAATAAAAATTTCTTGAAGATGATCAAAAAGCTCCATAATGACGTTATCACCGCCTTTGCTATTTAAAATCAATTCAGAGCAATCTTTTACCTCTTGACAAGCATCTGAGGGACAAACTGGGTAACCAACAATTTTTAATAAACTAACATCAAATATATCATCACCAATATACAACATTTCTTCCGATGAGCATTTATATTTTTGTTTAAATTCATCAACAAAAGAAGCTTTATCTAAATTTTTTGATAGATAAAAATCTATGTTTCTGTTTTGTGCCATAGATAGGTTAACAGAAGAATCTCCAGAAAGAAAACAAACACTAACTCCACAAGCCATAAGTTTTTTTATAGCTGTAAAATCTTTATCGCAATATCTTTTATAGTGACACAATCCATCTTGCCCATAAATTTTTGAACCATCTGTTAAAACGCCATCTATGTCTAAAATAACTAATTTTATTTTCATACAAAACCTCTAATATTTTTATCTATATTATATTCTTTGCAAAGTAAATCAAGTTCTTTTTTATATTCAGAATAGTTCCATTTACCTTTGACTATTGCGGTAGCTACGTATGGATAAACATTGGAATCACAGTGATACTGTCCGCGCTGAGTTTCTCCCCCATAGTAGTAAAGATTTTTTAAATTCATGAGAATCGACATAGAGTGAGCTTTTGGTTCAAACTCATGTATTTTATCAATTTCACAATTTTGGTATAATTTTTTTATAGATTTTATTTTTTGTAAACTTGGTTGGACAGAAAAATATAAACCCCCAACTTTAGATAAGTGAAACAAGTTATTATGGTTTTTGTATCTTTGCATAGGTAAATGAAGATCGCCACCTTTAATTAATTTAACATAATCAATAGAGTCTTTTTCCATTAAATCTATTGTTTTACTTATAAAATCTATATTAGGACGATTGTATAGTGGCATGTCTTCGTGATGAAAAATACAATAGTTTTCTTTAATTTTAGACATGCAAGTAGCTACTCTTTTATTATATGAATCTTCATTTTTGTATTTAATAAGTTGCCAGCCATCTGGAACCTCGCCACTATCAGAAAATACATATCTTTTGATTGATTTGTTGAAATACTTATCTACTTGACCAAAAAATATTTGCCAAATATCACTGTAACTACTGTGAGAATACATGACTATGCAGTATTTATTCATGTAATATCTACTAATTCTAAAGGTATTTTATTTTTATGAATATGCCATTTATAAAGCTTATGATTGTCTATGCACATATGCCTAGGCCAAACTAAAAGATTTTTGCTTTTTTCTTTTTTTAACATTTCATTACTAAATTCGTCATTTGAATTGCTTTCTATCCAACCATTTAAACATGATTTTATGTAATCGCTATCTTTTTTATAATATTCAAAAATTTCAGAATATAAGTCACTGATAGATGTTATATTTGAACTATTTGAGTAAAACCAATGGTCTGGAATTCCATGATTAAACTGATCCCAAAATGCGCAGTGCAATTTGCTCATGTCAGAATTTTTTAAAAAATTAAAATTTGTTGCATAATACTTTTGAGGACAATGTTTGCCCCTTTGTCCTAAATCAAACCTAGCTAAAATTGTGCAATCATATTCAAAACGATTTTCTTTTTCAAATGCGTCTTTGATACCAACGGCTTGTTTTCGTGAGTATAAGAAACTTAAAGTTCTTTCAATTGTATTATTTTTTAAATCTCCTAAAGATAATCTATTTATATCTTCATCAAACCACTCTTGATTTTTACATAAATCATTTTCGGAAAAATCAATCTGTTTTTCGAAGACGACATCAACTGTTTTATTGCCATAAAATTTTTCATATTCTCTTTTGTTCTCCACGTCCCAACTATGAGTAAATATATCAACGTCGTTATCTTGTAGGATTTTTTGATTAATGTAGGAATAAGCATCATAAAAAGCTTTCATGCCTTGAGCATTTTTCATATAACCATGTAAACATAAAGCTATTCTCATATTATTTTTTTATAAATTCAAATGTGGTTAAGTCTCTGTAAGGAGGGTTTTCAATTAAGTCTGGACAATTTTTAGGGTGATCGATTAAAAGCGTTAAACCTCTAGCAGCTTGCTCTGGAGTCATATACATATTATATCCAAAATTTTCAATTTGATCAGTATGATATGGAATACCTATTGATCTTCCTTCGTATCTTAGTTTTTTTATTTTATCTACGGCTTTAATATCGTCAGTTAATATCATGCCACCTTTACCAATTTTTAAATGTTTCTTGTGATGAAAAGAAAGACACATATAGCTTCCTGGTATGTACATATTTGAAGTTAATCTTTTAGCCGAATCGTATATTGGTGTTGGCTTAAGTTGATATATACCTTGCCAATCTAAATCTTCAAATTCTAATTTTGCACCAGCCTGTAAAATTGATTGAGGGACAGAAACGTATGTGTGTTTTGGTATTGTAATTTTTTCATCTTTTACGTCTAAATATTTACAAGCTAAAATTT